CCATCCCCACCTGTTGAGGGTGTTTCTGGGCGATTACCGGCCCTATGAGCTGATCGTGGCCCACTACAACGCCAGGGTCATCGAGCGGGACGAGGACGATTCACAGGCCTTTATCGTGGCCCCACCGGACGATTTCGACGCGGCAAACGCCTTTGACATCTATGTCGGGGTGCTTCGAACCGTTTTCGGCAAGGACACAAAGCGGCTGTACCTGGGCAATACCGAGATCGTTGCCAACCGGATCGGCGAATTTACAAGGGATGATCCCGCCATAGCAGCGCTTGGCGGGCTGGCACATACGCTTTTACTGCGGACGCCGTGGATGGAGCAGTCCACGCCGTCAGTATTCCAATTACCCGATGTATAGGGAGGCAACCATGAAACGCATTTTAATTATTTTTACAGTTCTGGCAGTCCTGTTTTCCATTGTCCCGGCGGCTTTCTGCGGCGACAAGGCCGTAACCATGGGGACGCGGTCCTATTATGACATTCTCGACGAGGACGCGATGGGGTCCGACTCCGCGACGGCAATCCCGACGCAGCAGAGCGTCAAGGCCTACGTGGACAATACCGTTGACAGGGTTAAGCGGACAGCGATTCCACTTGGGAGTGTTTTTGTTGACGCAGTTGGCCCTATTACATCGTCGTCAGCTCCCAATTTAACGACTGTTGATAACGTGGGGGCAATCGTTTACGACGATAGCGACGAGACAGCGGAGATTCAGTTCGAATGGGCACCGGAGGCCGACTGGAATGGAACTTTCACCATTGACGTTATTGCCACATCATCGGGTGCAGCCGGATCTGAGCAGGCGATAGATTGGACGATCTATGTGTACGACGATGGTGCGACGACCATTCCAACAGCTGTGGCCCAGACTGGCGCGGCATTTACCTCGACATCCATGGATGGAAGCCCAGACAAGGCCACTTTAACCTTGGATGATACTGGAAAAGCAGCGATAACCGCAGGCACCTCGCTGGTTAAGGTTGCGATATTCAATGCAGGCACCAGCAGCAATACCCTCGAAATTAAGGGCATTACAACGAATGAGTCGCTTGATCTTTAAAAATTACTACAGCCTACTCGCGGCCTCAATACTGGTATTTGTGGCCGTGTTCAGGCTCCCATTCGATGATATGCGAGAAGGATACTCGCTGATGTTTAAAATATCAGCGATGGTAATGTTCGCCGTGGCCATGGCAAAGGGTATCGACCGGCCAGCTCCTTGGGCATCTGCGTTTTTGGTTCTGGCGATAGTTTCACACCTATATCCGGCATATACTTTTAGCTCATACGTTGCGCTTAACTCCGTATTGTTCTCTGTTCTTTGGTACGTGGCCATAATTCAGTGCAATCAGCAGAAATATTTGCTCAACGCAATGTGTATCGCTGCCCTCATACATACGTTGGTGCTCGGTTGTTTGAATTTTGGATTTGATCTGACCCATTATCTCTTCAAGATCAAAGTTAATTCACCAAACGGCGAGGGGTTAATGGCAAACTGTAACGAGACGTCGGCGTTTTTGGCAATTTGTTCGGTCGGGTTTTTTCGAAAACGCTGGTGGGTCGGATTAGTGGCCATAGTCTTTGGCCTTTATTGTGCAAAGGCCATGGTCGGCATCGTTGCCGTGACCGCTGCCGCCATGGCGTATCTTGCAGCGTATGGCAGTGGATATAAGTTTTGGCTGGCTTTCCTGTCGGTGTGCGCCGCCCTGATCGTTGTTTTGATATTTTTCCCGACGGCTATAGGGCAAGAGAATTATGCCAGCGCCAATGTTCGTGTAATGTGGTGGGAACAAGGGATAGGCCTGTGGTTGCTAAATTATCCGGTCAGCGGATTCGGCATCGGGAACTGGAAAACCATTTATCCCCACTTGGTAAATAAAGGATATCTTTCCGGCGGGTCGTTGAGGCTCCATAACTCATATATCCACGGGCTTATAGAAATGGGATGGCCATTCGGCCTATTTGTTTTGGCGTATATTGTGAGGTTCTTTCATCGATTGACCTCTCAGGCTGAATCACATAGCCGCTTTATCCTTCCGGTGGCTGGTTTGGTGGCCGTAGCCGTTACCTGTCTAACCAATAGCATGTTTCGCATGAATGCAATAAACGCCATGTTTGCGGTGACATGGTTGTCGATTTTTAAGACAGGGGTGGAGGTATGACAGTCACTTTCGGGCAAGTATTGATTTTGATCGCAATGAGCATGGCCTTTGGCCTTTCGACGGGGGCGCTTTGTGCCTATGCCGTCTTTCGAACCAAGCGAGAGCCGCATGAAACCATGTTCGGCAAGGCACCGGAGGGCGATGTGTTCAGTATCGACAACTTCGGGGAGGAGGAGTTCCTTGGCCTGGAGGGTGACACAGCGCCGCCGCAGCCGGAGAACATCACGCGGCGACACAGCGCTTTTATGGAGCAATACGAGGGCGCTGGGGCCGAGATAGCCGCAGGCCTGGGGTCTGATCTTGGAGGAACCGTTGGAGGTAAACTGTAATGAGTAAACCCGTAGAAAAAGGCGCAGTCGGACTCAAAGTCTACTGTCCAGGCTGCAAAAAGTCGTTCCATGAGACAACCGAGCATTTTGATCCAGAAAAGCCAGCGCGTGGCGATATGGTCAGGCTGGTCGATCCCTACAGGAAATGGGGCTGGTGCAGCTTCGGAGATCAAGGAAACGGCCTTTCTCCAGACAGGGCAGAACGCAAGGGGACCTACTACAGCGAAATGGACTGTCCCGGCTGTGGCGCTGCCATGGCCCCGCATCGATTCCTCTACATCAAACACGCGGACGGCCTGATTCACACCGGGAAACTAATGTCTGTCCTTGAAGCCGCTGGCGAGCTGCCAGTTGTTGAGGAGCAGACAGACGCAGAGGGCGCAATCGAGGCCGTAAAGGATTCCAATGATGTCGCCGACGCTGACGAACCCCGGCACGTAAAGGTTATTCGACTGCGGGACGAAGGGCTGTCATACAAGAAGATTGCCGACGCCATCGGTAATATCTCAAAAGATACGGTCAGAAAGATCATCAAAAACCACGAAAAACAGGAGGCCGCAGCATGAGAGCAGGTTTGTTCAATATCGTCTGCCCGCACTGTAAGAGGGAAACGCTGGAAAATACCGAGAAATTCAATCCCGCCGTGATTCCTGACGGCACCATGTTCCGCGAGATCAAAGGGGCGCGTATCAGGTCGCGCCATGTGGCGTCACGCCGGACAAAGGGCCAGAATTTCCCATGCCCGCAGTGTTTCATGCCACTGGTGGAACACTCCAAGGACTATCTTACGCTTAGAAGCACCAAAAGCGGCGATACTGTTTTGAGCTGCAACGTGGTGGAGGGACCGCCACAGGTCATAGAAAAGCCCGCGAAAAAAGCGGCTCCGAAGAAGAAAAAAAAGCCCGTTAAGCGAAACCTCAAAAAGAAATAGAGGCCTGACGCCATGTTAGAGGATTGGACCCTCACAGAAATGCCACCGGAAGGAGACGACGACGTCGGACCCTTCTTTTGGTCCCTATACGAGGCCGCGCTGGCAGAGCAGCAGCGGCTAAAGGTGCGCGAGACGGCCATTGACAACCATGCGCTGTACCGTGGGCTGCGCGAAAGACAGGATAAAAAGGCTTTTACGCCAATCAACCTGTTTTTCAGCAACGTAGAGCGCACCGTGGCCAATATCACCGCCAAAAACCCCTCTGCGGAAGTGGTTGACCTCGACGGCTCGCGGGACGAAGACGAGGACCTGATGACGGCCCGCCTCAAATCGTGGTGGAAAGAAACGCGCCAGCGCTGGAAGCACAAGGACAGCTCCAGAAATATGGAAATATATGGTTATACGCCTGAAAAGCCATATTGGGACAAGGCAAACAGCAGGCCGGACATAGCAGTCATGGACCTTTTTGCCGTGGTCCCTGCTCCCGGTGTGTGGCGGGACTGGTCGACCGATCCTCCTTACATTTGCCTGCTTCATGCGGACTATGTGTCCGAGATCGAGGCCTTTTATGGCGTTGATGGCGTCGCGTCTGACGAGACTTACGACATTCTTGGCGAAAAGAGGGACGAACACTCGCCGAAAATCACCAGCGGGACGGTCAAAGGCTCCAAAAACGCCTACGGCAACTATGCCGATGTTATGCACCCAAAGATTCAGGAGACCACCAAGGCAAAGCATTTCGACAAGGGCCTTGTGATCGAGCTGTGGGTGCGCGGGGCTACCGGCACGGTCACCGAGGAGATTCCAGTAATCGACGATACTGGGTCCATGATCATTGACCTGAACACGGGCGAAACCCTTATGGAGTCGGTCAAAACGCCGAAATACAGGGACGGTATCCGAAAGATCACCCTGTGCAGGGCAGAGCATAAGTCAAAAGACGGTAACGAGGGCGTTCTGGTACTCGACGACAGGCCGAACCCGAACATAAACCCCCACCTTGAGACCGAGCTGGCAAAGACAACGTACCCGTGGGGCCGGTTTCCCTGCTACAAGGCCGACAGCTACAGGGATACGACCACCAGTTATGGCTTTTCCGCTGCCGAACAGGTGGGCGATCTGCTGTTTAAGATCGAGGAGATATTCACACGGCTGTACGCATACGCTCGACAGGCGCTTTCTCCGGCGCTGATCATCGAAAAATACTGCGGGATTACCCGTCAAATGATCGAAAGCCAGCAGCACAAGCCCCGTCTGGTTCTTATGCCGACCAAGCCGGGGGCCGATATCCGGTATCTGGAGACGCCGAACCTCCCGGCGACCTTTTTCAAGGTGCTGGAGCTGTTCATGATGATGTTCGACCGTATCTATCAGATTCAGGACGCCGACCGGGGAGACGCGCCAAGCGGCGTCATCGCAGCCAGCGCCATCGTAGCTTTGCAGGAGCGCAACGCGGTCCTTATGCAGTCAAAGATCGATTCGTCAGACTCCCTGTGCAGTGAGCGCGGCATGTGGGCCATCGGCCTGTGGCAAAACTTCGGGGTCAGGCAGGAGCAGGTTGACGTCGACGCGCCAAAGACTATGGAGGTTATGGACGAAGTGACCGGGGAAGTCGTCGAGGTCGAGGCCCCGCAGCCAATGTTCAGGGGGGTCGATTACGCGGGCCGCAAGCTGTCATACGCGGTCGAGGCAGGCTCAACCGTGCCAAAGACCAGCCTCCAAATAGAAGAGCAGGTCAAGTGGCTGGCCAGTTTGAGGCTGATCGACCTTAGAACCATACTGGAAACGCTCAACTTCCCGAACTGGAAGAGAATCGTTGAGCGCAACGGCGAGAGCCAGCTCGACATGGCCCTGAACGTGCTGATCCAGGCGGGTCTGGGCCAGGAAGAGGCCATACAGCTCAAACAGTGGCTCATGCAGCCGCAGGGCGGTCCAGGCGATACCGGGGGCGGGGGCGCGGCCCAGCCTGGAACTCCGCGAGAGCAGGCCCCATCACACGCGCCGACATCGATTGAAAGGAGGGCGGCATAATGCCTTTATACGATTATGAGTGCCAGGAATGCGGCAAGGTTTTTGAGAAGATTCTGCCAATGCGTATGAGTACGTGGACCCAGAAATGCTCATGCGGCGGGATGGGGACAAGAATCATGGGGCTTGGCCACGGCGGGATTCAATGCGACAGCAATACTGATGTTAAATGGCTCCCGTCGGCGGTCGAGAACCTTTTACCGGACGGATCGTCCCACCGGATCGAGACAAGGGGGCAGTTCAACCGGTATCTGAAAGACCACAACATCGTGGAGCGAGGCGACACGCAGGCATTATGAAGATAACCAGACTCATAGCCCTCTTTAAACAGTGGGCAATGGAAAAGCTAACCGGCGTTGTTACGATTCATTTCCATGAGGGAGGTATCAGGAAAGTACGTCTGGAACATGACGTAAAATAAATATCGGATTCTAATTGTCTCCCCGCAAGGGGATACCAGTTAAGCCCGAATCATGCAGGACAACACCCTTACAGGTGCCTGTAGATTCGGGCTTTTTTATTCACAACAACTTTCAGACTTCTGGGGTAACCGGGAGCGAGGCCCAAAAGGGACAACCTCATTGGCTCACGGCCCGGAAAGGAGGCAATCATGCCAGGAAAAGACGGCGTAGTACAAAGCGGGTCGATGTCAGTACACGACGGCGGGTCCGACCAGGGCAACCCGCCGGACGAAGGAACGCAGAACGGCCAGGGCGGCAAGGTTTATGCCGGTAAGTTTAAATCGGCAGAGGATTTGGAAAAGGGCTACGGTGAGCTGGAAAGGAAGCTCACCGACCAGGGCGCGGAAGTCGGCGCCCTGAGAAACCAGACCCAGCAGCTTATCAACCAGCTGTCAATGCAAGCCCAGCAGTCAGGAGGCGGCAACGATGGCGGCGCACAAACGTCAGAGGCGGGGACGGCACTCGCAGAGGCCCTTGCCAGCTTCGACAAGCTCGATTTTGTCGCTGACGATGACGCCCCCGGCAAGGCCGCAGCGCTGCTGAAAGACATTGTCGGGCTGACCGCCGCAACAACCAAGGAGGAAGTCCTTGGAGCTGCTACCAACGAATTCGGAAAGGTTCTCACGGAACGGGACAATGCCTCTATCAGGGACAGGTTCCTGTCAGAAAACCCCGATTTTGAGGGGTTGCAGCAAGACGGTACTCTAATGGCGCTCAAGGCTGAAAACCCGATGCACGATGACTTTTCGGCCTACTACGCCCATAAGGCGGGCGCACTGGCGACGCAGATGTCCGAGTTACAAGCAGAACTCGACGAGGCCAAGCGTATTGCAAACCTCGCGGACGGCGACGCCGGAACGTCCAGCGTTTTTACCAAACAGGGAGGGGCTTCTCGCAACGGCCAGAGGCCAACTCCAAAAACCCGCCAAGAGCGCCACGCATCGGCTCTTGAAGCGGTGCGGGCGTCGCGGGCGGGTTAAAACACATAGGAGACTTGAACAATGGCTCTTGAACTTACCCAGCTTAACGCTGCAACAGAGGATTTGTGGAACAACACCGATCCAATCGATATCAAGTTCACCGACAATGTTCTCCTGTGGATGCTTCTCAAGCAGTCCAGCAAGGAGAACTTTGACGACTATTTCGTAAAGGCGTCCGAGACCGTTGACGGCGGCAAGAAAATTCGCGTTCCCCTGGAATACGATGAAGCCAACAGCGGAGACTACGGGCAGAACACGGTCATCACCCAGGCCAAAAAGGATATCATCAACGCGGCCCGCTTCGGATGGGGCGGTGTTTTTGCGTCCAACGGCCTTGGCCTCGATGATCAGGTGCAGAACTCCGGTGACCGCGCCATGGTCGCACTGGCCGACCAGTACATCCAGAATGTTCTCAAGACCGCCTGGAAGAAGCTGGCATCGCAGGTAATGACCAATTCGGACACTTACGGAGTCGATGCGCTGATCGACGATCTGTTCAACACGACAACGTCGACCGCTTACGGCTCCATTGCCGAGGACGATATGGCCCTGTGGGCCGCGAACGTCTACGATACAGCCGACGTCATCGACTTTGAATGCCTCCAGCTCCTGTGGAGGACGCCTGCCATAGGTCAGCACCGGGGCAAGAGGCCGAACCTTGGCATCACCACCGAGGCCCTGAAAGACGCCTACGAGCGGTCATTGCAGACCCAGCAGCGTTTTTCGGACCAGAAAATGGTCGAGGCCGGTTTCGACAACATCCTGCACAAGGGCGCTCCGATTTGCGCCGACGACAATATGTCGGCCAGCAGATTCATGGCCCTGAACACCAACTTCCTGAAACTCAAGGCGCACAAGAAGTACAATTTCACCAAGCCGAAATGGGTTGCCAAGGAAGAGTCAGGCCAGCCGGACAAGATCAACATCAACACCCGTTGGGTCGGTCAGTTGGTGTGCAGCCACCGGAAAGCCCACATTTACGCGAACAACCTGTCCGAATCGTAGGACCTGGGCTTTTGTAGCTATCTGGATGGGGCGGGAGACCGCCCCGTCCGCAAACCGAGGAGGATTGTTATGATTTACATTCCTGTAACCGAATATTGTGTCGCCGCGAAAGACGCCTATATCCCGGTGCCTTGTAAGGGCATCGTTGTCGGATTCAGAGGCGCATTTTCCGAAGACGTCGCCGCCGACGATACCGTGAACCTCCAGCGCGGCGCAAACTCAGTCAACCTGATCACCGTCGGAGCCGACAATACCAGCGAGGGCGTTGAGCTTACAGGCGTTCGGGACTCCACATACAAAGAACTGATCTTTGACCCCGAAAGTTCCACCGAGGCCAACAAAAAGATCAAAATTTCGATTTCGGCGCTGGAGACCAACCCGACGACCTTTCACGGCATAATCGAGTTCGACGAGCTGGCGCTTACGACCCAGTAGGCGCGGCATATCGTAAACCCGTAACCCAAAGGGGAGGGGCCTCTCCCCTCCCCTTTTTTCCGGTAAGAGGTATGCCATGGCCACATTTGAGGCAATCGAAAACGCTATCGCCGAGGTCTTAAAGTTTGATCAGTTCGATGCTATCGATATTCAATCGCGCATCAATGACGCCGTGACCCGCATCGCAGGTGGTATCAGGTTGCTCGATGGACGCATTACCCCGCCGCTGCCGGACCTGCTTTCTTCTGCTACAGTTGCTACAGAGACAGCCCAAGCCTACGCAGCCCTTCCGACAACGGCGACCAATGCCTATCACCGTGGGCTGTTTCACATTTCAGACGCCAACAAGGAGCTGGTAAAGCCGCCCGTTGGTGGCGACTACTACAGTTTTCAGGCCTTTTTACGCAGAGCGCAATACGGCGATCTGAGCGAAGCCGGATCGGTCTACATGGCCTGTGTCCGAGGCGCTTACCTTTATTATCAGGGCATCCCGACAACGAGCGTCAATCTGCTGGTCAGGTTCTACCGCAAACCGGTGGATATGAGCGATGCCGACGACACACCAGACGGCCTGCCCGACCAGTTTCACACCTCGCTGCCGAAGCACCTGATTTGCTGGGAGGTCTACGGCGAACACGTCGGGGAGGCCTTGCAGGCATCAACCGGCGATAAGAACATGAGGAAAGCGAAATATCATTTTGACAAGTTGCAGGAACAGCTTTTTGAAATGACCGAGTTTATCGGCGAAGAGGGGGAGCCGTGCTACTTTCACTCAGACATGGAGGATTTGTAGCCATGAGGCGATTATTTATCACACTTTTTCTTGTCCTGCTTCTGGCTTTTAGCGCACACGCGGCAAGTCAGGCGACCTCCAGCACCGCTGCGAGTACCATCATTACAAATGTGCGATACTACCTGAACGAGGCCGCAGCAGACGTCTGGAGCGACGCGGAGCTGCTGGTGTATATCAACAACGGCATTTACGATATCGTGCAGCGAACGCACTGCCTGGAGGCCACAGCCGACGTCTCTCTGGTAGCGAACCAACATGAGTACGACTTTTCTGCCAACAGCTACATCACGGTCGTATCGGTTGTGTTCGTCGACGCCAGCACCCCGACGGTCGAAAAGGGATTGCTTCGAAAAAATGTCCCAGGCATGGGCCACGGCGTAAAGGCCGACGGAGATCCGGTTTACTGGTACGAGTGGAAAAGCTACATTGGCATCTACCCCGTACCGTCGTCTGTCACGACAGAAAAGCTGACGGTCTATTACGTGAGCAGGCCGACAGCGCTGGCCTCAACCGCGAGCAACATCACAACCCCGGCCATATACGACAAGGCCCTCACATTGTATGTCACAG